CTTCGTCGCAAGTCCGCCGTCTGGCGATGTCGTCGAAGCGTAACATCAAGCGCATCAACAACCCTGATGACATCATGTCGATACCGTACAGCCTGATTGCTTCGCGTCAGCGGTTCAACATCTACGCGGGTAACTATTGAGGCCTATATGGAACACGTATCATGAAGCTGCCGCTTCAATTCCAGATACGCTTCATGCGCTGCTTCTGGAGTGTCAAACCCAGATTTGCGGGTAATAACGCCGTTAGCCATTATTTGCGCGCGCCATTTACCTTGATGGGCGCTAACACCAAGCAAACCGACTCTGTTCTTTTTTGTGGCTTCTCGCATATTCTGCAAATTGCCAAACCTAGATACTTGGCGCAAATTGCAAAACCTATTGTCGAGTTTGTTTCCGTTTATGTGGTCGATATGTTCCATCGGCCATTCTCCGGTCACATACGCCCACGCCAATCGATGCGCGAGTTGCTTGCGGTTGTGGATGGCTATAGACCAATAGCCCGCCGAATGTTGGGACCCCGCACGTTTACCGATAAGATCAGGTCGCTTTTTATGCAAAAGCCATGTAAAGGTTCCTGTGGCGGCGTCATAGACGAGCGCCGCCCGCAAATGTTCGATGGTGCATGGTGGATTGATTGTCATGACAACAGTCTTACCATAGGAGGTGTAAAATAAAAACCCCTATTCTTGGCAGTGCATATGTTACTCGGTCGGTTAACGCCGCCGACAATAGGTGCGTCAATTTGTTCCCTGAAATCGTACCGGAGGGCGGCAAGGAGCCAGCGTTCCTTCAGCGCGCGCCGGGGCTGACTGCACTGGCTACGATCGGCAGTGGCCCTATCCGCGGGCTGTGGACATATGGTAGTTATGGCTATGCGGTGTCTGGTACAACACTGTACCAAATTGACAACAACTGGAACGCGATAGCCAAAGGCAGCGTAGCTGGCTCCGGCCCTGTCAGCATGGCTGACAACGGCACGCAGCTATTCATTGCGGCTAACCCTTTAGGTTACATATACAACGTTAACACTGATGTGTTTCAGCAGATTACCGATGCTGACTTCCCCGGAGCAGGCACGGTTGGTTACATCGACGGCTATTTCACGTTCAACGAACCCGGCACGCAGAAGATTTGGGTTACGCAACTGCTCGACGGCACTAGCGTTGACCCGCTAGAGTTCTCTAGCGCCGAAGGCAATCCAGACAATGTGGCCGCTATCTTTGTGGACCACCGCGAAGTCTGGGTGTTTGGCACCAATTCGACCGAAGTCTGGTATGACGCAGGGTTGCTCGACTTTCCGCTGGCGCGTATTCAAGGTGCGTTTAATGAACTGGGCTGCGCTGCCCCGTACAGCATCGCCAAGATGGACAACCAAGTCTACTGGCTAGGTAAGGACGCGCGCGGTCAGGGTATCGTCTACAAGGCCGCGGGCTACATCGGCCAGCGTGTGTCTACACACGCTATCGAATGGCAGATGCAAGAGTATGCCGACCTGACAGACGCTGTTGGCTACACGTACCAGCAAGACGGTCACAGCTTCTACGTTCTAAACTTCCCCACCGCCGACACCACGTGGGTGTATGATGTCGCCACTGGTGCATGGCATGAGCGGGCGTCGTTCGCCGCTGGCGAGTTTAACCGTCACCGCGCCAATAACCAGATGTTCTTTAACAACACTACAGTTGTCGGCGACTACCAGAACGGCAAAATTTACGAGTTTGACCTGAACGTGTACGCTGATGATGGTGAACCGCAGAAATGGTTGCGGTCGTGGCGCGCGCTGCCCACAGGCGCTAACAACCTCGCGCGTACTATCCAGCACTCCATGCAGCTTGACTGCGAGACAGGTGTGGGGCTAAATACCGGCCAAGGCAGCGACCCGCAAGTTATGCTGCGCTTCTCTGATGACGGCGGGCATACATGGTCCAGCGAACATTGGAAGTCGATGGGGGCTATTGGTAAGTTTGGCAAGCGTACCATTTGGCGCCGTCTTGGTGCGACGATGAAGATACGTGACCGCGTTTACGAAGTGTCTGGCACAGACCCTGTACGGATTTACATCATGGGTGCTGAACTGCTACTTAGCGGAACGAATGCCTGATGGCACTGGCGCCAATCAACCCCACCCAGCTAACGCCGCCGCGTGTTGAGTTTATCGACCCGCGGTCAGGCGCGATTAGTCGTGAGTGGTATCGGTTCTTTTTGTCGCTGTTGACCGCGACGCAGACCAACCAAGATGAAACTACTCTGGTGCCAGACACAGCATCGCTGTTAGCCACCTATGACGCCATGCTGGCAACTACTACCCAAGCAACCGAAGTTACATCTGACGGTATGGTGGCAAGCCTAGAAAGCAGTCTGAACAACCTGCAAAATTCTTTTGATGTTACACCACCCAATCTTGGCGGTAGTGTCACTTCGGTGGCTGCGTCTGGCGGCGCGACCGGCCTGACCTTTACTGGGTCACCGATTACGACGAGTGGTACCCTTACCCTTGGCGGAACGCTGGCGGTAGCCAATGGCGGCACGGGGCAGACTTCGTACACTGACGGCCAGCTTCTGATTGGCAACACAACCGGCAACACGCTAACCAAAGCCACTCTAACCCCCGGCAGCGGCGTATCTATCACTAATGGTGGGGGTTCAATAACTATCTCTGCAACTGGCAGTGGCGGAACGGTTACGAGCGTTTCTGTTGTTTCGGCAAACGGCTTTGCAGGAACCGTGGCTACTGCGACAACGACGCCTGCAATCACTTTATCCACTTCAGTTACTGGTCTGGTAAAGGGTAATGGAACAGCCTTGTCCGCCGCTATAGCGGGAACTGACTATGTTGCGCCCGGCGCAATCACCACAAGCGGCCTTACAATGGCCACAGCGCGTATTCTGGGGCGCACAACGGCAAGCACTGGGGCGGTAGAAGAAATTACTGTCGGTACTGGCTTATCGCTTTCTGGCGGTTCTCTATCTAACTCAGCGCCAGATCAAATCGTATCTTTGACGGGGGCTGGCACGACAGTTGTATCTGGGACGTATCCCAGCTTCACGATTACATCTAACGATCAGTATGTCGGCACTGTAACCAGTGTCAGCGGCACGGGAACTGTCAACGGCATTACGCTGACAGGAACGGTAACCTCTTCAGGATCACTCACGCTTGGCGGAACGCTTTCGGGTGTCAGCCTTACAAGCCAAGTTACAGGCACACTACCTGTCACTAACGGTGGTACAGGCACGGCCACGGCCTTTACCGCTGGCTCCGTTGTCTTCGCAGGCGCTTCGGGCGTATACACACAGGACAACGCTAACCTGTTCTGGGACAACACCAACGACCGTCTAGGTATTGGTACGGCTTCGCCAGCATATAGGCTGGATGTTTCTGGTGTTGCCCGCGCATTTGAAAGCGCGTCCGCAGGAACAAGCAATCTTGTGTCTGCCAATACCAGCACCGCAAACAATACCACAAAATACACTAGCCTTTTGTTTCAAGGCGTGGACACTGTTGGAACACTGAAAAGCGCGGGGCTTGTTTTATCAGGCCCAGCGGATGTCAACTATGTTGGCTCTTACATGGCGTTTCAGACGCGCATTTCGGACGCCGTTGCAGAGCGTATGCGTATTGATGCTAATGGATACTTGCTGGTTGGGGCAACAAGTTCAGAAGGCCCAGCAAGAATATCGTCGGTTAGCACTGCTTCTGGCACTGCGTGTGTATCCTACCGCAATTCGTCCGGCGCTGGTAGCTATTTAGCGCTTTTTATCAATGCTGCCAACAGTGCATTTATCGGCAGCATAACTAACAACGCTGACACTGGTGTTTTATACAACATCACATCTGACGTTCGCCTAAAAGAAAACATAGCCAACTCGGACGATGCTGCCAGCCTGATAGACGCGCTTCAGGTGCGTAAGTTTGATTGGAAGGGTAGTAGTGTCCATCAACGCTACGGCTTTATTGCACAGGAACTACTTGAGGTTGCACCAGAGGCTGTCTACCAGCCAGAAGACCCAGAAGATATGATGGCCGTGGACTATTCAAAATTGGTTCCAATGCTGGTAAAAGAACTGCAATCGCTTCGCGCGCGTGTAGCACAATTAGAAGGAGAGTAACCGTGGCCGTTTCTATCAGTAACATCATCCCCGCCAAGACCGCGGAGAACACTCAGACAACGCAGTACACGTCGAACGGCGTGCAGAC